TAAAACCGCATACAAACAAGAGTATATCACTGAAAGCGGACAGTCTATTGATATATATTATGACACGACAACAGACGTGCAGATTTTTGTAAAAGTCGTATTGGCGAAAGGCGAGAATAACGACTCCGAACAGATAAGAAACCAAATCAAAAGGGATTTGATTTCCTCATCGGCAGAATGGGTGATAGGACAAGACGTTACATCTTTGATAACATCATCCCCTTTCATTGATTGCTCTTATACGGAGGTCGCTTATACTTTGGTAAGTACAGACGGAGAAACATGGGGAAACAGAATTGAAACGACTTGTAATTCCATTCCTCATGTTTCGGATTCAACTATTGTTATTGAGAGCTTGACATGACACAATCGAAATATCTACCCAAACAGATGAACGGTTCTATTGTTAATGCGTATATGCAAGCACTTGAAGACCGTTTGGAAAATGCGAAGACAATATGCGACTATTTGCACGGCTTGTCAATTGCGACTGCACAAGAAACGGAACTTGAAAACATCGGAAAACTGATAGGATATCCACGTCCGTTAGTTCCGATTGGATTTGAGCAAGAAAACGTTTTTATTTTTACGGAATCATGTATTATTGATAATACGATAGGTTTTTCTGCAATATCTTCGGAAGTTGGCGGACGATTCGTTTCATCGACATCGACATCAAGTAATTACATGAATCTCGGATTGTATAGAAACGTATTGGATAAAATCGCATACATAAAACGCTATGGAGTTACATTGTATTCGATTGATAAAATAGCGTCCTTGATTTCAAAAAATTACACAATCTATTATGATGAAAATCAAGATATTGTTATCCATTTTTCAGAATATATCGGATATCAGAATCTATGGTTGTTGTCGAATCTGTTTTATAAGTTCGTGTCCTTACCACAAGTTCACATCATAACGGATTCAGAATAAAATTGTTTCATGTGAAACACAAAGGAGCGTAAAGAATGAACAATGTAACAACTTTTGATAACTACCCTCCGTTTGCGACAAACGGAAGTCGAAATATGAACACAGAATCCGCAAAATATGCGGTGGGATTTCTTGAGGGGGAGACTTTCCCTGCGGAATGGGCTAATTATCTGTTTCACGGAGCAACAAAGGGTGTTTCAGACTTAAACACGGCAGTACAATCCATTTGGAAAGAAAACATAAACGTCATTCAAGGGAGCGGACAAACACCGAGTTCTTCGGACAACACACAGCTGAAAACTGCCATTGAATTGATGATTCAAAATGCTGTATTGACGGCTAACGCTCAAGTATTGGCGCAGGCAAAATTGGACGCTCACCCCGTTGGTTCTCTTTATTGGAGTTCAGACCCGACAGACCCGTCCACTCTGTTTGGTGGCACATGGGTTCGGATAAAAGACCGCTTTGTTTTGGCGGCAGGCGATACATACACGACAGTCCCAGAAGGAAATGCGACAAGCGGAGACGGAGTTGGCGGAAGTGCGACCGTGCAGTTGACAGAATCCAACTTACCAGCACATGCGCATAGTTTTAGCGGAACAACAGACGGTATGAGTGGTGATAGCTATGCCTCTTTTGGTGGTATAGATTGGACAAGTCAAGTTTCATTCTCTTACTCTTTCGGTAGAGCCGTTAGAGATAATTACAAAAATTCACAAGGTACAACCGATGATGGACATGGTACATATCCTCATGGAATTGTAATTGATTTGGCACATACCCACTCATTCAGTGGCACAACGGGAAACGGCAACGGCACCGCTTCCGCTGTCGACATCATGCCTCCGTATATAGTCAAGTATTGTTGGGAGCGCACTGCCTAAGCAGTCCTTTCCCAGCAGAATTTCACGATGTAGGGATTCATGACGTTAAATGGAGTGTTAGAGCCAACGCTTCCCGATTGAGAATTGGACGGCTCTGATGTGCTACCCGTCCAATTTCTACTAGCTTTAAAACTTGCCGAAATCCCTTTAAAAGAACCTATATCAAACTGATTAGTGGATGTATCTTTATCCGCAAATGCTCCGCTATTTATCCCTCTATCAAACATTACCCTCGTAGAGCCTTCAATTTCCATGCTTCCGCGTGTATGCGTATGACTTATTGTATGTGTATGTGCAGGTAAGTTGGATTCTGTCAACTGCACGTCTTAGAATAAAAAAAAGCTAGGCTTTAATCGCCTAGCCTTTTATTTATTCAGTTATTACTTTATATAGAATATCGTTTTCAAAACAATATGTTCTGAAAAAATAATCATCAGGGTCATTATGATTAAAAACATAAGTTAAATATATATCGTCTTCCCAATGGTCAGCCTCATGCAGTCTAACACTTGAATATTTAGCCAATTCAGCAACGACTTCTGCTCTTGTTGTTTTACCATAATAAAATACTTTCATAGTCTTTACCTCTTTTCGTTTGTTTTCTTTTGGCTTAGCGTTCGTTCTTGTCGCTTGCCTTATGTTTATAAGATACCATACTATAAAAATATCGTCAATAAGTTTTTAATAAATCTTTGTAATTTTTTTTCCTTCAAAATTAAAATGTAATTCCGTGTCCGCTCCATGTTCTTGAAATTGTTCTGCGTTTTTTGCTATCGCATGAATCAGCATTTCAATGTTTTTTTTGTTGTACAGTCGTAACATTCCGAATGTTATCGAATGTCTCTGAATGTAATCATCAATATCATTCAAGGCTTGTTGATATGCCGTGCGTTTTGCTGTTTCAATCTGTTCTGCTGTTATCATTTGCCTATCTCCAAACTTCCATTCCTTTCTGCAACGTCTTTCAAATCGAAGAAATCCGAATCGCTTCTAACAATCCTATAAATGACATATTCGAGGGCATCGCATATATGGTCGGGTGCGTCCTCGCCCTTGCCTTTTTCGGGTTGTCCTAAATCGTTGTAGGCTCTTACTTTCAACGCTTCCGACAACATATCACAAGATTTAACGTCAAATATTTTCAACCGCCCCAATTTAAACAGTTTGTTTATGTAGAAAACACGGTCGAGGATTCGGGGATTACTGTTTCCGATTCGGCACTCAATCCCATTATCAATTATTTCTTGTCTGTAGCCTTTCAAGATTTCTTTAGATGAAGAATCGGGAAACCATAGAATGTGATTGTTTTTGTAAGCCGTCCGCATGATAGAGGGAGCACCACCGATTTCCTTAAAGCTCCACGCATTGACGATATAAAGAATCTTATCTTTCTTGACGACTGCACAAGCCTTTGAAAATCCGCTATTCAAATCTTGACCGATGAGAACATCGAAACTTTTATCAATCTCGAACGGTTCGCATCTATGCTTCTCTTCGTCAAAATCCGAGTATACACGTCCGCTCTGTAGGTTGACGAAATACCCCTCAAGAAAAGCGAGCCGTTCGTTTTCGTCATAAATTGCATACAGATTTTTTACATAATTTTCGGACAAAGACGTGTTATTTTTTGTAAGTCCTCGAACCATGACGTAGGGGATTTTTGTCCGTTTCATCTGTGAGATGATTTTATACAATCCCCGATAGCCGTGAACAGTCGAGAAGTACATGACGAACGGCTTCCGCCCGTCGGGGAGTGTGATTCTTGTTCGCTCTGAAAGTGCCTTGTGTGCTTCGAGGGCTTTTGTTTCGGGGAGTTCGTCTATCTCATCGCAAAGAGTAATATTGACGTTAGCTCCATATATTTCATTCGGTTGACCCGTTGCGATACAAAGAAAACGAATCGTGCCGATTTCGATAACACCGTCTTGTTGATTGTATTTGTATTCCGATTTCGTCTTTGAAAGAATCCGCTCCAAGTCAAGAATGACAGTTTTCCGTAGCAGCGTTATTGTCGTGGAGCATAAAGCCACCGTTATTTCCTTGCCTTGGTATTTCTTGCAAATCGCAATAATCATCAACACGATTGAAAACGACTTACCGCAACCATAACCGCCCGCAAGTGCGAAATATGAGATATTCGGAAATGCAAAAGGGGCGGAAACTATCTGCCTTTGATGAATGAACGGTTTAATCGTTTCCGCTTGTTTCTGTTTCTGTTTCATCGTTTTCGACATCTACCATAGCCGACTCTTTCAACTCTTTGCACGAGAGAAAATCACCACTCAAATTGATATTCAAAGGGTCTTTGTTTTCGTTGTGAATTACGATTTCGTTTCCGAATTTTTCACGGAGGACACGTTCGA